AGGAGATGATGGAAACTATTTAAAAATACAGGGAATTACTTTTACTCAAGAATCAAATGTAGATTTTACAGTTGATGAATATTTTACAAAAAATAGCAATCTTGCTAATCCTGAATTAGTTGGATCAACTCTGGTATCTTCTCCATTTAAAATTAAAAAAGATTATCAAGATATAAAGTTAAGCAGAATGTCTTATGGTAAAAAAGATTTTAGCCTAGACGTGCCATATATTCAATCACACGATGCTGCAGAAGATTTAATGTCCTGGGTTATTAATAAAATAATGAAGCCAAGAAAGTCTGTTGGAGTTAAGATTTTTGCAAACCCAATGATTCAATTAGGAGACATAGTTAATTTAGATTATGTAGATAATTCAATTGACATGGTTTCACCAAAGAGTAGTAGATTTGTTGTGTATAATATAGAGTACTCTAAAGATCAGAGTGGTCCGTCAATGACAGTATTTTTAAGTGAGGTAGTTTAATGGCAACAGATGCAGTAGCAAATCAGTCCACAGCAATTTCTCAATCAGCAGCCACAGCAGCAACAAAGGCTGCAACGCCTGAAAACATTACACTTAACAATCCAACTTTGAGTGAAGATAGAATGGTAGAGTTAATTTTTGAAAATATCGGGGGACAGGAATTAATTAATATTTCAAGAAACGATATTATTGATGGACAAGATGTAATCTATAGTCCAATAAAAAATCTTAAAGATCTATATATTCAATATAACCCAAATAATATAATTAGACTTGATAGCACCTCAGACACATATTTTAAAAACTTTCCCATAAGGTTAGAGTTAAAATTGCCAGCCTATGGAACAGGTCCAAATGAAGAGGTCGTATACATAGAACCAACTACTGGAGATCTTGTTATAAACGTTTCATCACTTGAGCCTGATGAGCAGGTAGATGTAGAAATATTAACTGGTGGCGAGATACTTAATGGTACAATATATGAAGAGGAGTCATAAATGATAACTAATATAGGTAAAAATATTTTGGCTAAATATCTTATTGGGCAGGCTCCTGCCTATGCTTCACATATTGCCATTGGCTGTGGAGCAAAACCACTTGCTTCCGATGGAACACTTGGAGACTACTCACTAAAAGAATCTTTAGATTTTGAAATGTTTCGTGTTCCAATAACATCTCGTGGCTATGTTACTGAAGGTGGTCAATCAAAAATTGTTTTTACAGCAGAACTTCCTACAGCAGAAAGATATGAAATAACAGAAGTAGGTGTTTGGTCTGCTGGTGCTAATCCAAGTGCAGGAGCATATGATAGCAAAACAGTTTATGCATTTAACGAAACAGAAAATTGGGAGTATCATAATCAAAATAGTGCTGTTGCAATCCCGCCAATTTATACACGCTTAGACTCAGCCAACCCACCAGACAATATTATAAACAGAACAGGAACAGAAACAGTCTTTCAAACAAACGCAGATAACCCAACTTTTACTGAATCAAGTAGGCTTGAGCGGTACGAAAGATGTAGATTTTTAAATAACATAATGGTTTTAAGAGGAAATACCAGCAATCTATCTCTTACAAGTGGGGTAGTTGGCATTGCAGCAGAATCAAACCATATACATTTAACTGGAGCAAGTCTTGACTTTGATAAGAATGCTCCTACTGATCAACTCAAACTTGCATTTTCTGTTATAAATAAAGATGGAGAGTCTGCAGTCCAGCCAGATGAAGTAAGAATTCTTGTTGAATTTTCAGATACAGATGAGGCAAATGCTACAGGAGCACAGTACGCAAGACTTGGAGTAGTAATAAAAGAAACAGACGCAGGTGTTGATTTTGCAACAAATAGATATTTTGTTTCTTCAGTTGCCCTTGGAGACTTAGTTAAAACAACTGGGTTTACTTGGAAGGTTGTTGATGTTGTAAAGTTTTATGCTACAGTAATAAAAGGCACTGCATTGGTTAGTAATAAATCTGCAACCTCTACTGTTGTAACCTTAACAACTTCTGCAAGTCATAGTTTTGCTGTAGGAGACAAAATTATTGTTGCTGGTTTAGGAAACTCTGAAAGGTTTGACGGTACATTTGAAATTACAGAAGTTACATCAACTACCATAAAATATAACAAAACAGGAACAACAGTATCTTCAACTGCAGTGTCTCCAACAGTACAGATTGCATCTCCAAGCGATGACTACTATGTTTGCTTAGATGCGCTAAGATTAGAAAACATTACTTCTTCTAATCCAGTTTATGGTTTGTCTGGTTACTCTGTAATTAAAAACACTAACTCAGAAACAATTGTCAAGGATGCAAATACCACAAATCACATTGAATTTAGGTTTGGGATGGATGTTCTTTAATGTCAGACTCAATAGTAAAAAAAGTAATAATTAAAAAAGAAGATCTTCCAGCGTTTAGTGGAATCTTACAAAACTATTTAGTTAGATATAGAATAGTTTCTGAAGACAGAAACAGAACTTCTCATTGGTCTCCAAGGTATAAAGTTGATGTTGAGCCTGAAATAGATAGAGAATTGCTGCCAACACCAGAGCCTTGGATTTTACATTCTGTAGTAGCAAGCGCAAACAAACAAATTATTAACCTTGTTTGGGCTCCTCCAGCAAATTTAAAATCTGATTTTGATTTGTATGCTAAATGGGGTACAGGTGATTTCCAATATGTTGGATCTATCCAGACATCTTCATACACAATTTTAGTTCCATCAGGATACAGTACAGCAAGGTTTGCACTTCAAGTCCCAACATTTCCTAAACAAAGGTTTACTAAGGCTACACTTTTTGAATCTGATTCAGTAAGCCTAGTGGTATAATAGTATTATGGCAAAAATTCCTCTACCTGAGCGTGGACAACCATTAGATGTAACCTATATTTCTCAATTAGCCCAGGTGGTTAATGAGTTATCATCTGCCATTTCTCCAGCAACATATAAGTATACATCAATTGATACCCCAAATGCTGGTAGACAAAATATTAAAGGTAGTGAAGCCAGAGTCATTGGTGGTATTGTAACTGTTGTTAGCAGTGGAACAAAGACTGCTGGAGAAGAAATAAAGTTTTCATATTCTTTCCCTGGAGAATTTAAATATGCTCCAATTGCAACCGCAACAGCCATCAATGTTGGAAATACCCCTGCTGGTAAAAATGTTACGGTTATCTTAACAAATCCTACAACCTCTGGAATTGACGGAACTGTAAGGTTTAATACAACTGGAGAATTGGCAGTTAACGTTCACTTAATTATTATTGGCGTACCTAATTAATGCTAAAATGTAAAAAATGTAATGGGAGAATGTTCCTTGATAGACAGCACAGCACAGTCGGACATCTTGAATCTTATTGTCTTATGTGTGGATCAAGAAATTTTTATAACCCACCACAAAGTTCTACGGAGGGTTCATGGCTGTTAAAAAAGGAAGTATTGAGAGCGAAGGCTACAATGTCCTCCCTGTAATCCCAGGGAACAAAAAAGTTTGGTTTTTAAATGGAGACCTTGTAAGAATTTATCATCTTAATAAATCTAATGGAATAATGTCTGTTTATAATATTACAAAAGATCAAATTGAAAGTTGTTTAATTAGTGATTTTAAAAAGAAAAGAGAACGAGCATACACAGTTAGAGAGACTGCTGATTTAGTTAATCGTCATAAAAAATATATGCCAGACTTAATGAAGAGGGGTGTTATTCCTTTTCCAATGGGATCTCAAAAAGGTGGTGCAAGAGGCTTTCAAGTAAGGTCCTACTATTCAGAATCGCAGGTAAGAGACATTCGTGATATACTTGCTACACACCATATTGGTAGACCAAGAAAAGATAAGTTAATTACTAATGATATTACGCCCAGCAAGCAAGAGTTGACACGAAGAATGGGCGATGGTATACTTACATATAGAAGAACAGAAGACGGACAGTTCGTTCCAATTTGGAGCGAGTCCATTTAACGAAGGGTATGAAATGGAAAACGAAGACACAAAGGTATCTGTTACACTTGGATACACGCTTAACCTTGGTAACTTTCAATCGCTAAGACTTGATCTTGGGGTTGTTGATTCAAGACGCAATGGAGAAAATCCAGACCAAGCCTTTGAACGTGTTTATAAATTTGTTGAAGACAAGTTAACGGAAAAGATTAACGAAGCAAAGGCAGAGATTAACGAATAATGGCTGAGCGCAAAGACCGAATGGCTTTGCTTTCAAGATACAGCAAGTATCATACCGCAAGGTACGAATCAAAGCCATCCCTTAATCTAAATGTAGAACAGTGGGCTTCAGATGCCTTAGTTGAATCATATGGAATTTCAGGATGCTACGATATACTTGAGTATTACTTTAAGGTTGCAGAGAATCCTTCTTGGAATTACTTTGCATACAATGCAGAAAAGATTTTACAGGCACAAAAAGATAAAAGCAAAGACGATAATGATAGAGCAGAGCGTAGAAGAATGGCAAAGGAGTGGCTAAGTGAATAATACAGAGTCCAAACTAATTACTGCAGTTCTTCAAGATAAGCAGATCCACGTACTATTACAAGCCAATGTTGATAATCTTCTCAGAACTCACGGAGATATCTGGAACTTTATAAGGCTATACTTTGAAAACAATAAGTCCCTTCCACCTGCAGAACTTGTTACAGAAAAGTTTAGAGACTTTGCTCCTATAGAAAATGTTGGAGCAACAAAGCACCACCTTGAAGAGTTACAGGGTGAATATTTAAATGATAGTCTTAAAGATATTCTAAGATCTGCAGCAGGCAATGTTCAAAATAACCAAGGCTCTGTTGCATTAAATGATTTAATTACACAGACATCTGAGTTAAAGAAAAACACTGCAGCAATTCGTGATATTGATGTAACGGATCTTGAGTCAGCAGTTGCATACTTTGAAAACTTAAAAGTCCAGCAAGCAGCAGGGCACGTTGGAATTAAAACTAACCTGCCAGGATTTGATAACTATCTACCGTCTGGAATTATGCCAGGGCAGTTAGGAGTCTTTCTGGCATACCCAGGTATAGGAAAGTCATGGATGGCTCTATACTTCGCTGTACAGGCCTGGAAGCAGGGTAGGACACCCCTTGTAATCTCTCTTGAGATGTCAGAAACAGAAGTTCGTAATCGTGTATTTACTATTATGGGTGAAGGCCTTTGGTCTCACAGAAAGTTAAGCAATGGCGATGTTGAATTAGATACCCTTAAGGCTTGGCATGCTAAGCATCTACAGGGTAAGCCAGAGTTCCATATTATTTCTAATGACCAAGGCGGAGAGATCAACCCATCAGTTCTTCGTGGAAAGATTGATCAGTATAAGCCAGACTTTGTAATCGTTGACTACCTTCAGTTGATGGCTCCTAATCAGAAGTCAGATAATGAAACGGTACGAATGAAGAACCTTTCACGAGAACTTAAACTAATGGCTATTGGTGAAGAGGTTCCAATCATTGCTATCTCATCTGCTACTCCAGATGATGTAAATGATCTTAGTGGTGTTCCTACACTTGGACAAACTGCTTGGTCAAGACAGATTGCCTACGATGCTGACTGGGTTATTGCTTTGGGTAGAGCATCAAACAGCGATATTATTGAATGTGCCTTTAGAAAGAATCGTAATGGATTTATGGGAGACTTCCTTGTCCAGGTTGATTTTGACAAAGGATACTACAGATACAAAGACTATGAAGATAAGTAGGTATAATATGGTATGTCGCAAAGTAAAGAAGTTATCCCACCTACCTTCTATCATCATAAGCCAATCAAGAAGTTTTATCTTGACGGGATTATCCATGATGAGTCTGCTCTTGGTAGGCTTAAGGCAGAGTATGTCAGATTGCTTGAATCCGAGATGCGACTATCAGGGTATGTTCCAAGGCTTGACATAATTCCAGATTTTACATTAGACTATAATCACAAGAAAAAATATTTTGAATTTCAATTAACAGTACACGGGACATATACGGGGAGAAAACAAAGCGAATGGATAGCAGGAATAGACGGAAGCACAGCAATCTATACACAAAAGAACAAATCAAAAGAGTTCTTACGGGAACAGGTGTAACGATTGAGTCTGAGGTTGACTCAGACTATATTATTTTTTGCCCATATCATAACAACAACAGAACCCCAGCAGGAGAAATAGATAAGTCAAACGGAACCTTCTTCTGTTTTGCCTGCCACCACGTTACTGGATTGACAGAGTTCGTTATGCATATGTCTAATAGAACATACTTTGAGTCTGCAAGATTTATCAAGAGCAAAGAAACAGAGACAAGCATAGAGCAGGATGTAGACAGAGCCCTTTATAAAAAACCAGAATTTACAATGTTTGATGAATTAGTTCTTAAGCGTTTACACAACAACCTTATCGAATCAGAAAGAGCAAAAAATTATTTTAACTATAGAAAAATTACTAAAGAGTCAGCATCAAAATTTGCTTTAGGCTATTCAGAAAAACAGGATATGGTAACTGTTCCAGTCCACAGTCCAGATGGTTTAGCAATTGGTTTTGTTGGAAGATCTATCGAGGGCAAAGAATTTAAGAATACTCCAGGGTTGCCAAAATCTAAAACCCTATTTAACCTACACAGAGTTAAAAGTTCTGGTAAAGTATATATAGTAGAATCATCCTTTGATGCCATTAGGCTTGATCAGTGTGGCTTTCCTGCAGTAGCAACACTTGGATCTAATGTATCAAACATACAAATAGAATTGCTTCAAAAGTACTTTAATGATATAATTGTCATTGCGGATAACGATGAAGCGGGTGGAAATATGAAAACTAAGATAGTTGAAAAACTTGGTTCTCGTGTATCCGTAATACAACTAAATAAAGAATATAAAGATATAGGCGACATGGACGATAAGTCAATTAAAGAACTGGACTTCCAGTTTGACAAATCAATACAGTCTATGCTAAACTAACATAACACAGAAAAGAGAAAACACATGGCAATACTAAGAGGAATAAAGGAAATGGGTCCAGTACTAGATGGCCCAAAGGGTGGCGACGGCCCAAAGGTTAAGTGGCTAAAACTTGCTGATGGACAATCAGTAAAGATTAGATTTTTAGAAGAACTTGACGAGGACTCAGCAAACTACAGTCCAGACCGTGGTCTAGCAATCGTTGTATCAGAGCACACAAATCCAAAAGACTATAAGCGCAAGGCTGTAGACACAATGGATACAGAAGGTCGTGACTGGGCAGAAGAAATGCACCGTAAAGATCCAAAGGCTGGCTGGAGAGCACGTCTTCGTTTCTACTGCAACGTAGTTGTAGACGATGGCATTGAAGCACCTTACGTTGCAATCTGGTCAATGGGTATCAGCAAGCAATCATCATTTAATACAATTCGTGAGTATGCTCTTGAAACAGGAAGCATCTCAAACGTACAGTGGAAGTTAAAGCGTAATGGTCAGGGAACTGAAACTAATTACACACTTATTCCATCAGCGCCAGATAAGGAACCATTTAATTGGGGAGATATCAAGCCTTATCCACTAGAATCTGCACTACGCAAGATTCCATATGCAGAACAAGAAGCGTTCTACTTGGGCTTTGACGGCCCATCTGCCACATCAGCAACTAACACTGATTGGTAATATGAACTACGTCGGCTTACATGTCCACACCCATTTTAGTTTATTTGATGGGATTGCTACTCCAGAAGAAT